ATGAGTATTGAGAAGATGGAGGAAATGGATATGTATTCGGATGAGGAGTTGGAGTATCAGGCGGATCGGCTGCTGAGGGAGCATCGCTTTCTTGGTGTCGAGAATGGGATCTTCAGGGAGCGCGATCTCGACCGGCGAACGGCGAGGGAGTGCTCGTGGTATGGCGAAGAAGATTGGGAGGAAGGCGTGGTTCCTCGGTATGAGGAGAGCAGGATATCGTGGGGTGAGGCTATCGACCATGCCAGGTTGTCGGCCCAACAGAGGCAGGCCTTGCGGTTGATGCAGAGAATGTGCGACGCGCATGGGCGGGTGCGCCAGGAGTTAGTGGCTGAGGCGATGGGATTGAGGCAGGGGACGGTATCGAAGCTGTTGTGCAGGGCGTATCCCCGGATTCTAAGGGCGTTTCATGAGTTGGAGACTCGTGAGCCTTCGGACTGGGCAACCCGCCTGTTTTGGGAGGAGATAGCGTACAAGTGGAGGTTGATTTATCGGAAGCGGGTAACCAGGCGTTGAGAGGGATGTTGAAGGTGGGTTCGGTAGGCTTGAAAAAAAACACCAAAAAGTTTGGGAGAAAAATGGAATATTTGGAGGGTTTCGTGCGTTTATATATGGGAGTGCAAATCGAACGGATGTTTGGTTAAAGGGAACGGCCTCACGCAGGGGCGCTGGGTTGCAGAGGACGCGGGGTTTTTCGGAATGATGAAGGCTGAGTGATGAGTGCCGGAACCTGAACTAATCTGGTGGTTTTTGTGCATGGGCTGTTGAGGTTTTGCCCCTTTTCCCTCGGCAGCCCATGGTTTTTCCTGGTGGTGGAGAGTTTGAAGTATGGTTGAGGTTCAACGGGTTTGCGGGGCGATCAAGAAGGACGGCGGTGTGTGTAGCAGCCGGATTTTGATGCCGGACGGAAGGTGTAGGGCGCATCAGGAAGTCAAGGTTGAATCCGCCTCCTCGCCTGAGAGCGAGTTTTACGATGAGGGCATGGGGAAGGAGTTTCAGCGGAAACTTCGGAAGGCTCGCGCGCTCACCAATCCGTTGGATACTTTGGGAGAGTTGGCGGTGGACAGGGCGTTGCTCCTGAAGGAGTTGGAAAAGATTCCGGATGGAGGGTCGGCGAAGATCGAGGATGTGAGGGAGATCATTCGCCTTACGGGCGAGATCGTGAGAAAGACCTCGCTTATGGTAAAGGCGCGAAAGGAGACGGCGCTCACTGTCACCGAGGTTAAGGTCGTGGTGTCGGTTATCAGCCAGTTGATTAATGAATATATCCCTGATAAGAACAAAAGAAGGCTTTTTCTCAAGGAAATCCGCGAACGCCTGCCTTGATGGTGTGGAGAAAGAGGTCGCGCCGGCGGGGACGGAGGATGAGAAGCCGCTTTGGTCGCCGTATCCCGGAAAGCCTCAGGAACTGGCGTACAACCACGAGGCGGATGAGATATTTTACGGTGGCGCCGCAGGTGGGGGAAAGACGGATCTTGGTCTCGGGCTGGCGATAAACAGGCATCGGAGATCGCTGATTCTGAGGCGGGAATCGACTCAGCTTACGGCGATTGTGGAGAGATCGAAGGAGATCATCGGGCGTCGGGGGCTATTCAATTCCGTGCGAGGGATATGGAGGCTGGCTGACGGTCGGCGGATCGAGATGGGCGGGTGCAAGGGGCCGGATGACTGGCAGAAGTACGCGGGTCGGCCTCGGGACCTGCTGGTGCTTGACGAGGCCCCCCAGTTCATGAAGGATCAGGCGATTGCGCTGATGGCGTGGGTTCGGACGGAGGATCCGAATCAGAAGTGTACCGTGCTGCTGACGGGGAATCCGCCGACTTCGGCGGATGGTTTGTGGATAATTGAGCGGTATGCGCCGTGGCTCGATCCGAATCATCCGAATCCGGCGGCTCCGGGGGAGTTGCGCTGGTACGCGATGGTGGACGGCAGGGAGATCGAGCGGCCTGACGGGAGGCCTTTCTGCCTTGGTGATTCCGGAACCCCCCCTAGCCCCCCCTTGGCAGGTGGGGAATTCTGTATGGCCGGTTCCGGAACCCCCCCTAACCACCTATTGGCAGGTGGGGAACTCATAAGTCCTCGGAGCAGGACGTTTATTCCGGCTCGGGTGGATGATAATCCGGCGTATGTCGCTTCGGGGTACAAAGGTCAGTTGCAGAGTTTGCCGGAACCGCTGAGGAGTCAGCTTCTGAACGGCGATTTTTCGGTGGGGCAGGACGATGATCCGTGGCAGGTGATTCCGACGGAGTGGGTTCGTGCGGCGATGAGCAGGTGGTCTGAACACGATTTCAAGGATTTGAGGATTGACAGGATTGGGACCGGACTGGATGGGTTGGGAGTTGACGTGGCGCGTGGGGGCAAGGATAAGACGGTGCTTGCCCGAAGATATGGGGTTTGGTTCGCGGAGTTGACCAAGCATCCGGGATCGAGCACACCGGACGGACCGGCGGTCGCGGCGCTGGTGATTCAGGCGGCACAGCCGGGAACGGCTGTGAACGTTGATATCGGCGGAGTTGGGTCGTCGGTTTACGATGTGTTGGTGTCAGGAGTGGATAGGACGGGAGCCGGGCGTTCATTCTCCGTGGTTGGCGTGAATAACGCGGAGGCTTCGGACAGGACGGACAGGGCGGGACGGCTTCGGTTCGTGAATAAGCGGGCGGAGATGTACTGGAAGTTTCGGGAGGCGCTGGATCCAGCGACGGGTGACGGATTGGCGCTTCCATCGGACACGGAACTTCTGGCTGATTTGACGGCGGCGAGGTGGAAGATGACGGTGCGCGGGGTGCAGGTGGAATCGAAAGAGGAGATTATTAAGCGGCTGGGGAGATCGCCGGATTGCGCGGACGCGGTGGTGCTTGCGTATGGGGCGACGGGTGGGCCGGTCGGGATGCTGGCATCAGGGCGAAAACGGCAGTTCGGTCGGTAGCTTTTTTCGGAGCCTACCGGACGCCCGGATAAGGAAATCCGGGCGAAACGTCAGCGGGCGTGGTGGTAGCGTTTCGGCTTCCGGCGCCCGGATAGGGAAATCCGGGCGGAACATCGTGAGTGGACGGAGCGTTGGGTGGGCGGAACGTCGCTTTGGCTTGGTGGTTACCGTCGCCCGGATAAGGAAATCCGGGCGGAACATCGTGAGTGGACGAACGTTGGGTGGGCGAGACGCCCACGTTTCCGGAGGCCAGGCGGTGGTCGATAGTTCATAGCGCCGAATTTTGTGGTCGTGGCTCGACCGGAACCCCCCCCTAGCCCCCCCTTAGCAGGTGGGGAGTCCGGAACCGGACCCGGATTGGGGCGCAAGGGCCGATTACTTCGGCTGAGCGGGTGGAAACCCCTGGGAGAAGAGTGGAGAATAGTATGAAAATCGGAGTGGCTGAGAGGGTTTGGAGGCGGTTTCGGTCTTTATTTGGGCGACGACCGGACATGCGAGAGCAGGGAAGGGTACTGGGGGCGCTGTTTGGTTCGATTCGAAAGAACCTGCCGGCGATTCAGGATGACCTGACGGTTCGGGAGGGCTATCAGGTTTATCGGCAGATGCTCCACGACCCGGATGTGAAGGCGGGGCTGTTCATCAAGATCGGCGGCGTGCTGACCAAGGGATGGGAGATTTCCCCGGCTATCGCCGGGGAGGCGTTAGGTGTTGGGCGTCAGGCATTGGGGTCGGATTCCGGAGGGAAGGTGATACGCGCCAGGCGAAAAGCTTTGCTTGCGGCAACTGGATCTCATGATTCGGCCCTCGATCAGGCGGAGTTTGTTCGAGGGGTGTTCGAGGGGCTTCCGGGAAGTTTGGATGAGCGGCTGTATGCGATTGCTCGGGATGGGTTGGCGTTCGGTACGAGCGTCGCTGAGAAGGTTTTTGCTCTGGATGAGTTGGGGCGGGTGATTTATCGGGATATCAAGCCCAAGGACCCGGCACTGTACGCGTTCGATCTGGACGATTACAACAACGTGCAGAATCTGAGGTTGATCGGCATCGGCTTGCAGAAGGAACTCGATCCGAGGAAGTTCCCGGTGTTCGCGTTCCAATCGGAATACGGTCAGCCGTGGGGCACCTCCGATTTGCGAGCGGCTTACAAGCACTGGTGGTTCAAGTACAAGTTTTGGGATTTCTGGGCGATGTACCTGGAGAAGTTCGGGACGCCGACTGCCGTCGGGAAGTACAGGCGCGGGCTGCCGCTGGATCAGCAGAAAGAGTTACTGAAGGTGCTGGACAGCATCCAGCAGGAGACGGCGGTGGTGGTGCCCGATGATGTTGTCGTGGAGCTTCTGGAGGCCAGGAGCGCGAGCGGCGAGAGTCCATTTCAATCCGCGATCGAGGCATCGGGGAAGCAGATTATCCGTGCGATCCTTGGACAGACCCTGGCGACCGACGAGGGCTACCGGTCGGGCAGCCTGTCGCTTGGGAGGGTGCATCAGGATGTGATGGTGGGGTTCATCAAGCACCTGAAGCGGCAGATGGAAGAGTATGTGGACCAGAAGCTGATTCGGGACCTGTGCGATTACAACTTCGAGAAGCCGCTGTATCCCAACTTCACTTTGTTGATTGAGGATAAGGACATCGCGGGACTTTCGGATGCGATCTTCAAGCTGGTGACATGCGGTGAGATCGAGGCCGGTGAGCCGTGGGTGAGGGATTACCTGGGAATGCCTGGGCGGAGCAAGTCCGAAATGATGGGCGATGAGTCTTGACGCCCGGATAAGGAAATCCGGGCGGAACGATCCGCGCGGAACGACAGCGTGAAAGGATTGAGAGATGGCTGAGAAATTGGGTGAGGGGTTTGTGGAGCGGGAGGCTCGGTTGTTTGAGGCGGGGGATTATCCCGATAAGGGGATTACCGTTACCGAGGAGGATTTGGATCGGATCGTTAGGGATTTCACGGAGGTTCCGATCAAGATCGAGCATACGAGCACGCCGTTCGATGGGTTTCTGGGCACGGCTCGGAGGATTTGGCGTAAGGGTCGGGAGTTGTGGGCCGACCTGGTATTTCCTAAGCCGGCCTGGGAGTTGGCGGAGTCGGCGGGGGCGCGTAAGCTCTCGGTGGGGCTGAAGAGGGACAAATCGGGGATCGCGGAGGTTTCGCTGGTGAGCACGCCGAGGGTGGCATCGGCGCAGGTGTTTTCGGGGGACGCTACCGGAGCCTCACGCGGGGACGCGGAGATGCCGGGTGCACAGGGGCTTGTATATTTTGAGGAGATTGTTATCCGGTCGGATAGCGACAATGCGATGGGGAATGGAGGTGATGGATGCGTGGAAGTTAAGACGAACGCAAATGGTCAGACGGTCGATTTCGCGGCTGAGATGGAGAGGCTGCGCAGGGAGAACGAGGCGTTGAGGCTGGAGACGGAGGCGAACGCGGAAAAGGCAAAGGCGCTGGAGTTTTCGTTGAGGGCTGAGAAGGTGGATAAGGACCTGGATTCGCTGAAACGGGCGGGGAAGCTGACCCCGGCGATGGAACCGTTTGCCCGGGCGATCATGGTTCATGCGACCGGGGAGACGATTCGGTTCAGTGATAACGAGAGCCTGAGCATTTCGGAACTGTGCGCGCGGCTGCTGGCGGCAATTCCGGTGATCGTGGATTTCGGCGAGCATGGGCGTAAGGGCGCGGCTGAGCCGGGCGGTTTCCAGGATGATCAGATCGCGGTGTATATGAAGCTGAATCAGTGCAGCCGGGAGAAGGCGGTCGAGGATTTGGCGCTTTACGGAAGCAGGTAGCGGCGGAAGTGATGAGCGATGAGTGATGAGTGATGAGCGGCGGATGCCGGAAGACGGGATGACTGGATGACATGAAGACAAGAAGACGGGGAGAAAGAGATGGGATCGGAGATCCCCGGGAACTGTGTCACCGGATTGCAAATCCGGCGACATCAACGGTTGGTGGTGGGGAAGGTTGGTTTCCGGAACCCCCCCTTGCCCCTCCTTAGCAGGTGGGGAATTCTCTGAGAAATACATTGGAGGTGATTGGTAATGGCTTTTGCGGCTAGTAGTATTGCTTACGAGACGCTTCGTAAGGATGGGAAGATCGATGCGTTTCCTCTTGGGCACATTAAGGCGAACCAGGGGGATATTTTGCTGATTAAGGGGAGCGACGGATATGCGTATCCGGCGTATTCACCGACATCGACCGGGGATGTGTTCGCCGGAGTCGCGTATGAGACGGTCGATAACTCGGCTGGTAATCCGGGTGACCTGTACGTTCGCAGTTCGATGGATGGCGAACATGTGTTCCTGATCGGGGCGACGACGCGGGCGCTGGCGGTGGGTAAGGCGGTCTATCTGGACGAGACGGCGAACCCGAACTCGGTGACACTGACGGCGGGGGCTCACGCGGTGGTGATTGGTTATGTGACCGATCTGGTGAGTTCGACGCAGGTTCGGGTGAGGATTGCGCCGTTTGTGACGCCTGCTGCCTAGGAAGCAACGGAGTGTTGGAGTAATGGAGTATTGGAGTGCTGGGGCCGGACCGGAGGGGAGCCGGAGGGCGCAGCAAGCGGCGTCCCTACAAGATAGTTTGTTTTGAGAGAAGATAGGAGGTAAGGAAGTATGCCGATTGTTAGGTCAGATATACCGCAGTTATTGCTGCCGGGGTTGAAGTCAACGTTTTTTCATGCGTATGACAATGTGCCGGACATCACCTGGCCGCAGATTGCGACGGAGGTGCCGTCTTCGCTGGATACCGAGCGTTACGCGTGGCTAGGCTCGGTACCGAAGATGCGAGAGTTCAAGGATGAGAGGGTTCCGGCGGGGTTGCTGGAGCATGATTACTCGATTAGAAACCGCACGTGGGAGGCTTCGATATCGGTGGATCGAACCGCGCTTGAGGACGATCAGTACGGGCAGATCAAGTTAAGGGTGCAGAACCTGGCTGAGGAGACCAGACGGCATCAGCAGGAGTTGGTGATCGGTCAGCTCATGGGCGGATTCACCCAGGCCTGTTATGATGGTCAGACGTTCTTTAGCGCCGACCATCAGGAGGGGGATTCGCCCGTCCAGTCCAATCTGGGAAGCGACGATCTCTCGGTGGGGAGTCTTCAGGCGGCGATCACCATGATGATGAAGTTCAAGGACGACAAGGGCAAGCCCATGGGAATCATTCCCGATACGCTGGTCGTTCCGCCGGACCTGAAGTGGCTGGCGATGGAGATACTGCACTCTCACGGTCGCCCGGACACGGCAAATCGGGCGGACAATGTGCTGCACAATGCCTTGGAGCTGATCGTCGATCCGTATCTCACTGATACGAATGATTGGTATGTGTTTTGCACCAAGCGGTTCGTGAAGCCGATCATCTTCCAGAACAGGGTTCCGGTGGAGTTTGCGTCTCTGGAGGGTTATACGGATACCGGATTCATGCGCGATCAGTTCATCTATGGAGTACGCGCCCGGTACAACGTGGGCTATGGAATCTGGCAGCTTGCGTATGGGAGTCAAGTGAGCTGATAGCCGTTAGCGGTTAGCAGGGGATCCCAAGTACAGTCTGACCGCTAACAGCTGATGAAGGAGGTTGAGGATGGCAGCAGGAGATACGAATCTCACTAATTTGATCTTGACGGGAGACGCTTCGATTGCAGGTGCGTGCAGCGTTGGCGGTAGGCCGGTTATGGCTGGCGCCTCCGCAGGGAAGGTTGTGGTGGCGGGAACGGTCGCGACGAGTGCGACCGGCGTCACCACGCTTGACCTGAGCGGCTCGCTCACGTCGATAGATGGCATTGCCGTCTGCATGAAGAGCGATCCGGTTGCTAATTGCGCGCATGTTTCGGCGGGTTGGGTCGGCAGTGCGGTTACACTCAAGACATGGAAATCCGATGGAGTCACGGCGGCATCGACCGGTGGGTCGGTTTCATATGTGGCAGTCGGGACGGGCAGGTAAGATTGGAGGAAGCTGTTAGCGGTTAGCAGCTAGCGGTTAGCCGGATTTCGCACTGGTGATTTCACGCTAACCGCTAACGGCTACCTGCTAACGGCCAGAAAAAATGATTGAAGTGCAGAATCAAAACAGTAAGCTTGTTCAGGGAGTGCTGGGAACCGATGACGGCGCGGTTGTGGTGGCTATCAACGGCAACGCGGTTCGGGGAAGGCAGGTCGGGGTTGACATAGCGATCAACTGGCCTGCACCCGATCCGTTCGTCAGCCGAATAGTCCGGATCGCCAAGCCGACAAATCCGGTCAGCAGGTACCTTCTTGTGCTGAGCAGTACAAGCCAGGAGTGCTCGGTGACGGCGCGGGTTGGATCGGCGTTGACGATGAGTGATGGAAGCTCGCTGATCGCGATGCAGCCGCCCAGGTGGCAGTTGGCGCCTGACGGTAACGGTGGAGTACTGCCGTTTTCCATGGGAATCGGCTCGCCGAACGGAATCGCGCAAGGCGACTGGCCTTGGCCGGGACGCGGCGATTATTACGATACCGGGGGCGCTCGCGATGCGACTGTTCCCTGGACAGCCTCCTGCTCAGTGGCTCATGGAGGGGTGATATTGCCATCGCCGGCACATTACAACGGGCACATCTATGTGAACAATGGTCAGGCAGGCACAACGGGCGGCACGGAACCGAACTGGCCTCTGACCTCGGGGGCGAGTGTCACGGATGGATCGGTGACGTGGACTGAATCAGGGATCGATTATGTCGGCCAGGTGTGCTGTGCGTTCCCGATGGAGGATATATTCGTGGCCGGTGATTTGGTGTTGGCGCTCGATACATCCGCTACCTACAACGTGCCGTTCAAGTCGTGGATCAGGCTGGTAGAGGTGATATAGCAGGGTCAGGTGTCAGGGATCAGGTAGCGCGAAAGGGAAGAGGAAGAGAGAATGGCGGAGATAACGATTGTCGATCAGAGCGGTAATGTGACGACTCAGATAGTGGCGGATTCAGATGCGACGGCCAGCTTCGAGGCGGCGAAGACGGATTCGAGCTTTGTGGCGATGACGCTGGAGATGCAGGCGCCTCCATCGCAGAAATCGGAAGGGAAGTAGGGAGAGAGGCAATAGGGAATAGGGAGTGGGGAGCAGAGTGTGGAATAGAATCCGGATGAATCGGAATTCCGATCGATACTCAATTCCCAATTTCCTAATCCCTGCTCCCTAAAGTTATGGCAAACTATACGACTTATGATGAATTAAAGCACTTGATGGATTCCGGCACGGTGAAGCTGGACCAGCTTGCGCCGGATGGTTTGGATCCACAGGCGTGGGTCCAGGAATTGATCGGATATGCGCAGGACGAGATAGACGGCCGGCTTGAGAGGCGGTATGTGGTGCCGTTCGACCCGACGCCGTCGGTGGTTCGGGTGATCGCGCGGTATCTGGCGAAGGCGTACATCCTGAATCCGAATTATGCGGGGGAACTGCCCTCGGAGAGCAAGTGGGTCGATATCAATTATCGGCGGGCTGACGATTTGCTGCGCGCAATCGAGCGGGGCGATCTTAAGCTGACGGACGCCCAGGAGGCGGTTGTGCTGATGGATATGCCGCTTTCCACGACAGCGGACGGTAGATCGAGGGTGTTTACTCAGACGATTCGGGATGCGTCGGGTGAGATGATTGGAGGAGCGGGGACGCTTGAAGGTTTATAGGGTTCTAGGGTTTTAGGGTTCTAGGGTTTTAGGGTTTTAGGGTTATAAGGCACCAGGGGACTGATTTATATTTCATGATTCTTGATTGGATCAAGATCGATTTCCGGATTATGAGATATAGATCCTTCACCTAAAACCTTATAACCGTAAAACCTTAAGTCCCTGTTTCTGGGGGATTGTGGATGATCGATTTTTCGGCTATTGAGGGGGAGTTGGCCGCTCAGATCGGGGCGGCGGATGGGTTCTGCACGTCGGAGTGCGGGCGGATTCGGCAGGCGATTCCGGTAAGCGACATGCCGGCGCTGGATATTTCGGCGGAGGGCCACGGGACTCGAATGGACGCCAATCGCGAGTACGATATTCCGATCCTGTGCATTATCAGACGGGCGGGGTTCGATCGCACTGAGAACGCTACGGAGTTCAAGGTTTTGGTTGAGAAGGTCTGTGCCTCGCTCGAGGACTATCAGGGAACGGCCTTCGATGTTGTTAGGAATATTTCGAGCAAGATTACCGGCGTTCGTACCAGGGGAGGAAGCCTGGTTCGGACGGCTGAGATAACGTTTGTTTGCAAAGCGCACGACCGGAGGCAATAGATAATGGCGACAGGCGACAGGTTATTCACAAGAGAGCACGTAACAGTGCTCAGTTTCGATACCGAGACGTCCATGCTGACGCAGCTTGGAGAAGGCACGCTGACCAAAGAGGTCACAAAGTTTGAGAACAAGGCTGTGAAGGATTCATCGGGTCATTATTACTACGGACCTTACACTTACACGTTCGTAGGCGAGTTGGCGGGCGAGGCCGGTCGGCTCAACTGGTTCACGCGGGTCGGCACGTTCGGAACTCTCACCTTTACGTCGAATGGCGGGAGTGTGACCGGGCAGTTCGGCGTGGATTCGGCGGCGCTCAAAAGCGCCGATGCAATGCGCTGGACGGTTCGAATGACGAGCAATGGGGATGTGACGGAGAGCTAAGTCTGAACACGATTTAAGGGATTACGGGATTAAGAGGATGGGATTTGGCTATCTCAGAAGGGGTAGATAGATGGGTGGTGTTTTGGATACGGCGATGGCGGTTGGAGATTTGACGAGGCGGTTTGCACCGTTGGCGAGGGTCAAGGAGATCACGGTACGGGATGAGAGCGGACAGGAGCACGTCTTTGCTATTCGGCGGTTTCACTCCATCAGGGATTTCGATGAGATGGGCAGGAAGATCGAGGGGCGAATGGCGGCTCTGGAGATGGGGAAAGGCAGGCTCTCCGTAGGTATCGATCGACGGATGATCGATGGATTGGCAGAGTATTTTCCGGACTTCGAGGAATCCGATGGCGGCACTGGAAGCATATTCCTCACGACGGAATCAGAGGTGGTGACGGCGACCCACCTCGAGACTGCGCTGGAAAGCCCAGCGATGACATGGGCGGAAGCGGCAGTCTTCACCCGTGTGGCGGGTGCGGCGTCGGCGCTCATCGTGCGTGAGTTCAACGCTTTCAATACCGTTGAGTCGAGGGCAGCGGCAAAAAACGCCTGATGGAGGATCGGCTAAGATTGTTGGTCCTCCGTGTTTGCGTGGAGAACTTTCGCCGAGCGCCGGAGGAGTGTGCCGACGTTCATTGGGAGACGCTTTGGGAGTTGGCGGCCCTTGGGGAGCAAGTAGCAGATAGCAGGTAGTGAGGAAGAGGCGGAAGTATGTGGGATGATGGGGTAGTTGGCAAGGTAATGGAGGCGGTTCGGGCGGCGGCAAGGGTCAGAGGGATGCGGCTGGATATGAGTGCGCCGATTGCTCGGAGGTCGTCCGTTGTTGGCGGCATGGAAGGTGCTCAGGCCGATGTTCGGCAGGCGCGAGATTCCTTTTCACCAGCGCTCACATCAGCTTACAATGCATCATTTTGTGGGCGGGGAGATGGCATTGCCCGGCCGGTTTCTTTTGGGCGGAATGTGGTGAATGACTTTCGATCTGCCGTTCGGGACGTTCGGGAGAGCGCGGCGCCTCCTCTCCGTGTGTTTCCCGCGGCAGCCCGACGGGAGGGCGCAGTGGGACGGGAGGGCACAGTGGCCCTCCCCTACCGGCTGGCCGATGCCAATCGCCGGCAGCCAACCACCGAGCTTCCAGCCAGTGGAATAGGACGGAGAATGCGGGTGAACATCGATTTCACGGGGCTTGGCAGTGACAGGGACTCGGAGATTGCGAGGAGGGCGGCCGAGGAGACGGCGAGGCAGATCATCGGACAACTCGGGGTGACGCCGCTGGTCCTCCAGCAGATTCACGTGGGGAGTTCGGGGTGAGGATTCGATGCTGGATATTGGATATCAGATATTGGATAGGGAATCCGGACGGCCCCCCAGCCCTCTCTCCCGCTCCTTCGATACGGCGCCGCCCTTCGATACGCCCGGCCATTCATCCGGGCTACTCAGGATTGAACGGTCGCCTCGTCAGGAAGCGCCGCTTCCGAAAGGTGTTTCTGATTCCGATGCCTGTATAGTATTCTAGCCTGCCGAGCCGAATTCCCTCTCCTGCTCCCTGGCGGGAGAGGGCAAGGGTGAGGGTGGTCCGGCGGCTTCCTGGTTCACATTGGCTCGCCAAAAGCAGCACACTCGCTACTCGGGCAATCGGAACTCGGTTATGTAAGAGAGAGGGACTTTCTCAGGGGGTGCGGGGTACATGTCAGTGGACAAGGTTTTATTAAGGCTGGATACAGGGCAGACGCTGCCGGGGCGGATCAACACCGCGTTCTATCATACGATTTCGGTTGCGGACGCGTACCCGCAGGCGGTATATACTGACAATTTGTATTACGAACCGTTTACGGGAACGCTGATGATTCGCCCGTTGCAGTTCAATCCGAACTCATACCTGGATGCTACCATTCCGAGGAACGGCGTGGATCAGTGGAATCTGACCACGGCTCACTGGGATGAGGTTCAGCGGGAGCAGGAGCGATGGCTGCTCTCCGACGGTACGGGTGAGACGATCGAGAACAAGCGAACGCTCCCCGACAACTACGGTTTTGTGCTTAAGTTCCTGGTGATGGGAAGCAGGGACGATCTGTTCACGGCGGTCAGCATCACCTTCGGGCCTTGGAGTCTGGTCGTGCTGTCGGACGGGTATGCGATACTCAGCAGGGTTGGCGAGACGGGGTACAGGGCGGCGGGTCATCTGACCGGACCGGGACATCAGCGGATCGCCGGTGACGTCCTCGAGCTGACGGTCATGCCCGTCGGCGACGGCACGATCCTCATCCGCAGGAACGGGGTTGCGGGGTTTAGCTACAAAGTTCCGGCGGATGAGTTGGGTACGCCTGCTCAGCAGGGAGAATCGCCGGTCGTGATCCCGGGGAGCGCGCCGGGAACGGCCACCGCCTTCAAGCTTCAGTTTGGTGACGGCACGAACGGCATTCGGGCGAGGTTCGAGTTCACGCAGCTTTGGTTTCCATACAACTCGGGCGGCGCACAGGCGGATTATACCTTCACCGCCCCCGTGTATTACTTCGCGCAACCGCCGATGTGCGGACAGACGGTGAGCCTGGATGTGCTCGATGATATTCCGTCCACGGGAGGGCACACGGCGCAAATCCAGAAACCGGATGGCTCGGCGTTTGCCCCGAATGGGACGGATACGGCATACCAGGTGAAGGTCGTGCTTGCGCCGGATCACACGCAGACATCCTCGCCGATGCTTCAGCGCGTCACCGTGGCCGTTGATCCAATCGACGCCTCGCCGGTTCAGGGACAGGGTGATGTGACGGCGGATGTGATGGCAGTTCGGCTCTCCACGGGCGACCGTGTCAGCGAAACGGTGTGCAGGTTCACGCTGAGACTGCCGGACGATCATGCGATATTCGGGGCGTGTAATCGGCTGGTGGCACTGGAACTCGGCGGGAGCATACTGTTCACCGGCGTTCTCAGGAATCCGCCGAAATATCTTCGCGAAGAGAACGGAAACCGGTTTTATGAATGTGAAGCGGCGACTCTCAGTAAGGATCTGGAGGGCCATTCGCTGATCGCTTCCATGCAGTTCGATTGCGTGTCCCACTCAGAGGCGGTCAAGCGGCTTTGCTATGCCGGGAATCTATTGCCGTCTGATCTCGATTTCAGCGATGACGAGACTCCTCTTCCCGATACTCGCAGGCAGAACAGCGGAGGGATCGTGAGGAGCGAGTTTCAGCCGAACCCGGCAGATAAACCGCTGGATTGGATCGAGCGCATCTGCGAACAGACCGGCTGGACCTTTACGGATGGGTATAACAACGGCAGTTTCGTGTTTCGATATTTCGACCCATATACGCTCACCAACCAGAGCAAGCACACGTTTGTGATGCAGGCGACGAATGAGAGCGCCGAATCCGATGGGAGCTATGGTTATCAGCGAATCTTCGGCTGGCAGGCGTACAGCATCGAGCCTCAGGCGAATGAGCTTTACATGATTTCGGTTGATGAGCGGGGGAACAGGATTGCGGCCCGATACTGGGACAGAACGAGCCAGAATCCGACACAACCCTCGGCTGACAGCCCGAATCTGCCGAACTGGCTTGGGACGAGACGGGTGGTCGCGCATGAAACGAGGCTTCAGCGCGACATGGACTGGCTTTCGAGGATGGCGCTGAGAGCGGGGTTGGAGATTTGCAAGCGGCGGGACTTTGCGGTCTTTCGTGCGGAGTATCCGGCGGACAAGCAGCTTTGGAAGTATGACGTGGTGACGGTCTGGGACTCGGATGCGAATCAGAAGGAGCCGGGGATCGGACCGTCGGGGAAGTCGCTGTATCGGATTGTGGGGATTCGGGAGATCGCGTTCGAGAATGAGTTCGCGGACACCCCTCGGCGCACGGCGGTGTATGAGGCGGTGAAGGTTGGGGAGGGGTAACCAAGAAAGTATGTTGCCAGAGTCCAGCAATTATGTTACCATTGGTAAGATAGGGTATTACTCAGTAGGATAACGATCAAAGGTGATTTTTGCTTTTTAGCACGTAGATTTGCTCGGGCCGGATGCTCGGGAGATTCTGACAGCACGTGGGGTATTTCGTTGACTACGGAAATTGCCATTCTTAATAGGCATGCGGTCGCTTTAGCAGCCGATAGTGCAGTGACAATTTCGTCACCCGATGGTCTGAAAGTCTACAACTCAGCAAACAAGCTCTTCATGTTATCAAAACGGTTTCCCGTTGGTGTCATGATATTCGGCAACGCGGAGTTACTTGGTGTGCCTTGGGAGGTTATCATCAAGAGCTATCGCGAGAGCCTTGCGGACTCTTGTTTCGTCAGCCTGGAGGGATATGTAGATAACTTCGTTAGTTTTTTGACGAATAATATGGCGAAGTTCTTCCCATCGGAGGCTCAGCAAGAATACATTCAAGCGGCAACAGCGTTGGAATGTAAATCGCTTGCAGAAAAGGTTAACGCTGATATTGTTGAGATATTAGAAGCAGGCGATCAGGTTGACGAAACGCGGAGCCGAAATCTGGTTTTCGATGAAGTTTCAAATCGCTTGCAGAAGGTGCAGGCTCATCCGTTCATTAGCAGCGTAGATGAGGGCTTTGTTGAGCAAATTCTCCATGTTTATGGCCAATTATGCAAGGGCGTGGTAGAACAGTGGTTTAAGCCGGAGTTCATAGGCGAGAGCACGATGGCTAACTTTCAGCGGCTTGTTATGAATTCCATTTCTCGCGAGCCAATGAATGATTCGTGCTCAGGTATTGTTTTTGCCGGGTATGGCATGGAGGAGATCTTTCCATCGCTAAAATGCCTAATGTTTGACGGCGTGGTATGTGATAGGCTTATCTACAAATCAGATAGTTCAAAAGAGCACTGCGTGTCTCTTAGTAACAGAGCAGTGGTCGTACCCTTTGGGCAGGATGATATGGCCTGCCTTTTCATGGAGGGCATCGATAGGAACTATCATGAGTTTCTACTTGGCACTTTGATGCAAGTTTTCGACCGATTACCCGAAATGGTATCCACTGCTCTGCAAGATTCGGGCTGTGACATTGGGAAACTTCGAGGTAATTTGGGTAATATTATGCGTGGCGTTTCAGAGGAGATTACGAGCCGCTCAATATCTTACATGCGGGAAAACCATGTATCACCCATTGTAAATACCGTTGGAATGATGTCTAAGGACGAAATGGCCGTTATGGCGGAAACGCTTGTCAATCTAACCGCTTTCAAGCGAAGAATTACTCTTGTAACAGAGACTGTCGGTGGTCCGATTGATGTAGCAGTTATCTCACGTGGGGACGGCTTTGTATGGATCAAGCGAAAGCACTATTTCGACCCAAATTTGAATCACCATTTCTTCTCCAATTACTACAAATGAGCGAGGATGTATCAAAGTGGATTACACAAGGAATGCAAATAAACCTTCGGTCTTGCTATGTGGCGGGGGATTGACTAGTTTGCCTTACTCCGTTCGCGTGGACAAACCAAAGGCTTCTTCATCTCCAGAGGAGAAAGCTAGGGAGGCATCAGACGCTATTATCAAGCTACTTGAACGCAATCTAACCTCGCCTGTGGCACCTGGGATAGGCAAGAATACGAAGTAGCACCTGCTATCTTTATTGTTGGCATGTATGATTTGTTGAGCCGGAAGAGGATTTCCTCTCCGGCTTTTTGTTTGCCTGGTTTTGGGAGGGGTTTGTGATGCTTGAATACGATCTTCGGATGAGGTTGGCGGAGCAGAGGCGGCGGGTTTGGGAGAATCGGCCCGGCGGGATACCGGTCGAGGCGAAGGGCGGAGTGGCGGCGCCTGAGAACGCGGACTCGTCGTCCGGGATGGGGCAGATCACTCAGATCTTCGACGTGCTGGATGAGAATGGGCTGCCGACGGTGGGGCTATAAGCGCTAAGGTTTCAGGGTGTTAAGGTTTTAGGGTTATAGGGTCGAAGGATGAGCGGATTCCATGCGCATTCCGCATTCCCACTTCTGACTTCTGTATTCTTCGGAGGGTGAGATGGCTTACAACACAGGCGCATGGGTGCGGACGGGCAGGGGTCTGCCGAATCTTGAGTGGCAGTGGCAATGCGCACTGAACGCGGCATCATACTCCACTCCTCCAAGCGGCGGTATGGGCATGGGGCCTTATGACTCCTTTTTCGGCCTGATGGGTGATGCTCAGTTTATCGTCTCGGCGGGAATGGCAGGCATGACCGTCACTGTAGGAGCATTTTGGTGTTATCAGGATGTTGCGTCCGGTTGGTACACGAGCACATCGGCAGCCGGCATAGGGGCAAGTGAAGCACTGGGGCCGATTACAACCGATAATCCCGCATTCGGATGGCGCTGGGCCGCGTGGGTTGGACCGGGGCCGATAGAGGGAGCCACCGGGTTTTGGCTTGGGCCGTGCGTCAGTACCGAGGTGTTTATCGCGGAAAACAACATGGGCTTTACAAGGGGGCTTTCCGCGTTCGGTGGCTCATGGAATATGACCTGCCGGATTTCGATACCGGGGTCGGAGGTTGTTTCAATCCAGGAGTGGACTAAAGGGGCCAAGAACCCTGACTCCGACGCGGGAGATAATTCCTATTTCTACGAATCGAATTGGCAACAAACCGGCATGGGAGAGACGACGGGGCAGTTCGGGTTTATGCCATTCGTAAGAACGGTGCAGGCGTCAGCATCCCCCGATGGTTGCCTTCATCGGTACTCGGATTACACAATTACGATCGGGGGAAATTCCCAGACAGCGTCGATTGACTGGGGAAGTGAAGTCGGTGGAACCTGGGTTGCCGTCATGCCTCAACCGCTTCCCGATCCACAGATCACGATGACTGGAGAGGCCGTACAGGGGCCTGGGCCAAACCCAAACGTACCGGCTACCACATGGGTATCTCAGAGCTTTTCGGCGGGAAGCGTCTCGTACAACTTGCTTGACGGTCTGACGCGAACCGCTTCGGTCAGTATGACGAACGGCTACAACGAGACGTTCACGGCGTCGGGTCAATCGCTATCCGTGAACTCAAATGGTCACGGAATACGAGCGCAGATAATCTGGAACGCCGCTCCTTGCTCATACTCCTACTCCGGGAGCGTGGTGGACATGGACGGCAACGATCTAACTTCATCCGCTATATTCACAAATGAAATGCTGGTTGCGACTGCTCGGGGCGAGATTGCAGACTGGAATGGGACAACCTCGCCGACGTACAACAGGCTTGGAGACTTTGTTATCACGTTTTGGCCATGTTGGCAGGATGAAGCTGAATCGGATTCCGCAACAACCTCCGCCAGCCCGACTACATCGGCAAGCGGATACAGCACAGGCGGTACATATTACAGCAGCGCCGCACTGTGTAACTGGACGTTGCAGGAGGGGCCACCGACGCTTCAGATGATCCTCAAGAATCCGGAGGCGTTCAACGCGGCGACGGATGATCGGCGCGTGCAGATGCTCTATCCGAGGCAGTCGAATATCGCTTCGTGTGGGGTGAATAGCAGCGCAACCATTGACCCGATGACCGATGCGACAAAGTGGGTCGGCGTGAACTGCACGGTGACGGCGATTTCTGGCGGGATCAGCGTGACGAATGTTCAGACCGGTGCATACATTCACCGAACGGATTTCACCAAGCATTGGCCGTTACTTCGATTTGCCGACTTGTCTGGCAAGATAACGAAGGTCAGCGATGATACTGCGGGAACCTTCGGATGCAAGTTGGTCGCCAGGGAAACGTTCTCGCATACCAAAGGCTCGGTCGGCTCGGACGGGTCTTTCACCATGAGATTCGATACGTGCTTTCCTGACGGGGCAAGCGGAATAGATACGATACAGTCCTATATGTGTGATCCGGTGACGAATGTTGGAGCGCTTCCATACAATCCGACCGAGGGCAGTCCCGCCGGATGGAGCATGGGGATTGGCAAGTTCGCAGAAGTCCGGATTACCAGCCTGACCGTCGGACAAAACTACACCTTCACCGGGCTTTCCGGCGTCCTCGAAACCGAATTGGGAGCAACCGCACCTTCGCTGGAAATATGGCGAGAGGCAGTTCCTTCAGGTGGCGGCGACGGTTACATACCGCTTGGAATAGACGGGGAATCACCGCCAAGAACCTTCTCGTGTGACCGTGGGGCGATCCTTCTTCTGAATGGTAAATATGGGCAGGAGTATGCATGCCGGTTCAGAACGAAATATGACAGTCCGAGCGCAGGGGAAATCATCATCGACTCCACGGAGACCATCGAAAGCACGCTAGTGAGCGGAGCCGCGGCGTGGCCTGCCGATGACTATGGCGTGCTGAATTGTTCTGCGATTTCGGCGATGCGAGCCAGCTTCCCACCTGACTCGAATGACGGCACTTATCCGGAGGGTTGGCTGTTTGCGCCGGATAACATGCCGCTCTGGTTTGCGATTCCAGGGAGCTACACGGAGACGGCCACCATTCCCGGCAAGCCGGTGTTCGACAAGCTACAAGCTCCGATATGGTGGGGCGATGGATCGAGCCTCGGGAACCACATCACGGCATATTTTCGCAAGGTGGTGAGGGGGAAGCTCACGGGGATGCTTGCGGCGGATAACCTCGATTTGCCGGACATGAACGGCAAGGGGAGCTATTCGGTCGGCGTGGACAGCACCCGTACAAGCATGACGAGCGCCGTGAGCGATATTGTCGGGTGGGTTCGGACGTCGGATGAGCAGGACACGGCGAATATCTATGCGGAGAACAGCTACTCGGGGCTGACGCCGATACGCAACTCGGCATGGTTTAGGTTCGGTACGTTCGTTCAGATTGCGAACGCTCGAATCATCGGGGCTTGCAATTCCACGAGAACGGGGCGAACATATGTTTCCTTTATAGATAGCGCAGGCGCGGTTCAACTGCGAATCTATGACCAGCATCACACGACGTATGTCGATCGTCCGATGAGCGGGATAAGCGTGCAGTCGAACGGTTCGATTGCGATGATCGAGAGCCGGCTGGACTGCGTGAAGATTATCAGGCCGGCGACAACAATGTCTATGCAATCACCACAACCGACGAGGGGAAGACTTGGAGCACACCGATGAGCATTGTTTCGGGGGCGGCGAATCCACAGATCGGGTATTCTGCGCTCGATAATGCGGAGATGGTTTCGTACATCAGGAACGGGTATGCCTGCGTGATACGCAAGCTTGGGGATGGGGCTTACGGGCCTGAAATTCAGGTGGCACAGGCGGGAACAGCCTCGATTGCGGCGATCGCACCGATCGCCGACTCGCGGGAGCATCTTTGGATCATGGCGCTTTCGGCGGCGGATGGGACGGTGAGCCGATACCACAGCGGCGATTCCGGGAAGACGTGGAGTTTGGATTCGTAGGAGGGTTTACATGGCGATAAATCAGGAACCGGTGGTCGATAGCACCGGCACTCGAGTCACGGCGGCCGTGCTGAGGCAGAGGGTCGATGAGTTGACCAAACAGCTTGATGCGATGCTTCCGCAGATGCAGACGGTGATCGCAATGCAGCGAGAGAACGAGGCATTCCATAAAGTCGTGGCCCGTCAGCTTTGGGATGGGGATGGGAACAGCAAGATCGACTCGGCGCACCGGGTCGGCGCGGATGCCCGCGCCGTCGCAGATTCGGCGGTCAGGTTGATCGGCTGGATGCTGGGGATTCTCGCGATCCTGCTGCCTGTCGTGGCCGCGATCGCATCATTCTGGGCACATGGAAGAGTTCCGTAAGTACGTGGAGTATTGGAGTGATGGAGTGCTGGGGATTCCGGAGCATTACTCCAACACTCCGGTACTCCATTACTCCGTTTAGAGCAGAAGGAAGGAGAATAGGCGATCGTGAATCAGTACAAACCGTGGGTAATCGCGCTGGGGGCCGTCGCAAGACGGGCCCTTATTTTATGTGTGGCGGCAGTGGTTCCGGTGCTTGCGAATCAGGGGCCGGACATCATCGTTCAGGCGTTGAAGAGCAACTCCAGGACCGCCGGGCTGGCGGGAGTGGCTTATCTGGCGATAGAATTCGTACAGAAGTGGTACAGGGAGGGTCAGAAACAGGCATGAGATTGCAAATAGGAAAGCTGACGATCAGCATGGGATCGGATGATCCGGTGAAGGCGGTGCTGGGAGCAGTGGTTATCAACCAGATTCCCTGGGACAGCCTCAAGAACAGCATAGTGCAGGCGGGGATTTCGTCCGATGACGCGGACAAGGTGATCGGGATAACCCAGCAGTATCTTTCCACTGTCACGATGAAGCTGTAGGGAGGGCTTGCCCTTCGATATGGCGCCATTCGTCGGGCCCGGTCGGGAAGTGTGGGGAGCATATCCGGATTGCCCTCACCCCTCCCTCTCCCGCCAGGGAGCAGGAGAGGGGGCTATATTTGGCGATGCATTAGCTTCATGATTTGCATTGGTCCGCAGGAGGGGTACACGGCCACTCAGGGCAATCGGGTGGAGACTGGGAGAGCGAAGACGAGGAGACTGTGAGACTTAGGGACCGGGAGGGCCGGATCGGATGCGTCCTGATTCCGGCCCTAAATCCTGAATCCTAAATCCTAGTTCCTGTTTTCTGAAGGAGGAGAAATGACTGAGGATAAATATGCCGGGTTAGAGGCGGGGTTTCGGACGAGGATTGAGACGTTTGAGGCCAAGCTGAAACAAGCGGGCATACACGCAAAGATCGTTCAGGGCTACAGATCGATTGAAGAGCAGAATCGGCTGTATGCCCAGGGCCGGACGGCTCCGGGGAAGATCGTGACCAACGCGCCGGGCGGGGAGTCGTGGCACAACTACGGCCTTGCCGCCGACTATGCGTTCGTGAAATCGGACGGATCGATTACATGGAACGGCCCGTGGGACGTTTTCGGCTCGATCGCCAGGTCATGCGGCCTGGAATGGGGCGGGGATTTCAAGGGGAAATTCAAGGATCGCCCGCATGTGCAGTGGAGGAACGGAAAGACACTGGCAGAGATGAGAATGAGGGCCTGCGATTAATATGGAAGTGACGGCAGATACTTAATGGAGTCTGGGATTTTGTTCGTGCACAAATCCAGAAACTCCTGCATTCGGCCGGGGCTGTCCAATACTTCAATCTCAAACTCGGGGCCGGAACCCAGTTTCTGGCCCCAGGGTGTCGGCAATGTAACGATCACCTTGTCTATTGCGCCGGACATGGCGTCCTTGCCGTTCACATGCACGCATACCTCGTGCACGCTGGACCAGGCGTATTCCCCAAGTCTCACAATCCTCGGCGTGCCGGCTGGACCGGAAAAACTCCATCCGTCCAGCGAAAGTCCCCGATCCTCTGCGCTCAATTTCTTGCTAGACCAGTTTCCCACCAGGATAAAACAATCAACACCAGCGAAAACCGCCATCGCAATTAATAGCCACGGGGCAAGAATGCCTGTATTGGCCAGCACGAGGTACAGGACAACGCTTGTACAAATCCCCAGGATTACTCCCAGCCATAGGCAGACCGGGTCGTGCACGCGCACAGACAATTCTTTCTGAATCATGATTCCAGCCCTACGCTCAGTTCAAGGATGGAGACGTCTGTTACATAACCGATGTCTTCTATTGGAATGATAAGGCT